TCCACCGTGTACGCTTGATCTGCTGTCTTGGACAGAATGAAGGAGTCCTGATCAAACAAAGCGTAGTAGTCGGAAAGGCCGGTATCCATAGGATCCGGAAAAGCTTCCCGAATCCAACTGACATCCTTCTGTAGCAGCGGATGGTAGCTACCATCAGTACCGATAATCGCCATCTCAAACGGAGCTAAAAAATCATCGGGGGTAGATAGATACCGATTATTAACAGTCAACACACCAGTAGAATTCTTCTTGAATTCCGGGTGCTGAACAGCATTAACAATACGTTGTTCTGCTTGGCGAATAAATGTTGGAATGTTAGCTATGAACGTAGTGTCATAGTTAACGGTGTAGTCCTGTACCGCCTGTACAAGCTGTGTATACGTAAACGCCATCAGTCTCTCCGCGCCGTTGGCACTACGCCAACAGCCGAAACAGGTTTAACAAACGGCGTCACTACAGTATTGAAGATCGGTGCCCCACCGGGCGTGAACTGACCCTGAAATACCGGGTTGTTGGTAACGTCCGTACGCTTGTCCGGGCGCGGGTCACGCAGTGCCTGCGGGTCAAAAATGGGAACCTTCCCAAGCTGCAGCTGTGGGTGATCAACGTCAAAGCACTCGTAGCAAACAAGCAGCCCAGTTTTCTTCTGATCCACGACCTGATCCCGTAGCTCGCGCAACAGGTACTGACGCCCGCACCTGTCGCACAGACCTAGGGCTATCCTTCCAGTGGCAAATGTAGCGCTCATACACGCGAAATTCTAGGAACAAAACGCACTGGAGCCTTTTCACGATCTTCGTCTTGGCACATCGACATCTGTTCATCGTAATAGGACTTCAACACAGGTACCCGCTGCAGCAGATCAGGCTTGCGTAAAGCCATGTAGTACGACAGCCCAGCCACCAACGCTGGATAGAAACGGAACGGTACATCCGTGGTCAGATCCGCCGTAGTCCCCGCGTCCTGCAACCTGCGTAAGTAGACGTAATACAGCGTCCACGTCTGGGTAGTATCAGGAACAGGCCAGAGCGTGATGGTGGGAGCTATCTGGCGGTCAACCACGTACTGCAGGGGCCGTCCGGGGGAAAGCTTGTTAGGGATCGTGTCGTACTGTGCCATGGCAATCCGGCTGATCTTCAGGTCTTGCTGGCTTACTACGTCACCTGCCGCAGTACGAATAACGACATCGAACAAGTCCACACAGTCGGAGGGCAGCGCGTAGGTAGCCGTTGCGGGGGTCAACGCCAACGACATGGAAGTAAGTGTCCACAGGTTGATCCCCCTGTTAGCCCACTCAGCCAGTAGCAGGTTAAGGGCGAAGCGGGCTGACCGGAAGTCCATCCCGGTGCGGGCCTCAAAGCCCGCAATCAGGCAGGCTTCCTCAACCAAATTTACTTGGTTGGGGTTGAATACGGTAGTACCGCTGGTAGCCATAGGCCCTTACACCATGCGCCCTCGCGTGCCACCGCGCATAGCACACCCGTCCCCCCTACCCTTGGTCACACGCCCGCCTACGGCCATCTTCTTGACCTTCCCGGCCTTAAGCCAAGGGGGTAGTACCTTGCCCCCCTTCTTCATACCCATCGGGGGACCCCCAGCGGGGGGTGCCATTGGAGGACCGCCCGGCCCCATTGGAGGACCGCCAGCAGGTGGAGGTGGGGCGGCTCCAGCAGCCCGGCCCTTCTGGATCCCGGCCACATGCGCTGCCATAACAGCTCCCAGTATCTTGCGTTTCTGGGACTTCTTCAGCTGCCCGCCCTTAGCGTACTTATCGCGGGAAGGTACGGAGATGCCATAAGCGCTTTCCTTGCCCTTAACCATGTCCTCAGCAGCACGGATAGTCTTACCCTTATCCGTACGGAAAGTCTTGCCCATCGACTCCATCATGTCTGTCAGTTTTCCTCTCATACCATCCGTCCTTTCGTTCTACCGCGTATAGCACAACCATCGCCACAGGACACCCTACCGCCCTTGGCATACTTGCTAACGAGTTTTTTATAGGCTTTAAGCCTACGCACCCCAGATTTAGGACCGTGGTTGACCGGTCCTCCATCAGCGTATTGATAATCGTCTGTACCGCGCTGAACCCGCGTAGCAGCAGACCCCGTAGATGTAGCGCGCTCTTCTGCTTCCGCCATTTCCCGTCGAGCCTGCTTAGCAATCGGATTCCTGTCGTAATCCTGCATTGTCATGCGCGGGCGAGCGCGAGCCGCAAACCCAAGCACCCTATGTTCTGCTTGCGCCGCCTCCCCTGAGTCTATATACGCTTCACGCTCCCGTTCCTCTTCGGAACGCTGTACGCGGCGCGCTTCTTTTTCAGGCATGTCTCGGATGTTGTACTTATCTTTCTTCCGCACATCTCCTTGGTTAGCCATTAAAGCACCCGTCCTTTCGTTCTACCGCGTATAGCGCACCCGTCACCACAGGGCTTTTTACCTAGGTGTACCGGAAGGTCCAACTTCCCGTGTTTCGTATCTCGATTACCGAAGGCCTGCTTCAAAACACCCCCTGTAGCCATCTTGCTATTAGCAATGCGAACAGCTTTACCTTCATCACCGCTCTGTCCCAAAACCGCATTGGCAATACTTGCCCATTTCGCTTGCTTAACAGCCGAGGTAGCCTTCTTAGTGTGCCGTCTGGCACCTGCTTTATCCCATGGCATTAGGTCGGATGCCCCGGATCGATTAGCGCTGGCTTGACCCCAATGGCTGTTAAGGACCGCGTAGGTGGTGCGATGCTACGTAGAGATAGATCCACCCCCATAGTTGTCAAGCTCCTTCCAGACGGAAAACGCCCCTGTTGGAACGTATCAACCACACCCGCCCGGTTGTAGACCACAGCCACTACACCCGCAGCGTTGTAATCCACTACGCCGTATGTTCCAACGGTCACAGGCCTGCCTGTGTAATGAGCATGGTTACGTACCCAGCCACCCACGCCGACACGTTCAACCGCATAGCTTGAACCGGATATGCGAAGTTCCCATCCGAGTCGTCGGTCTTAGACACGATTGTTGGATGCACAAACACCCGCATCGGACAAACCTTGGATGAAACCGTAGCGCCCGTAGTAGAAGCTATCGTGTACGTAATCGTGTTCTGATCCGTAACACCAGCCACCTGATACGTACCATTGAAATTCTCAAAATTTGAACCGATAACGATGATGGAATCCGCAGTACTTAGACCGTGGTTCGTAAGAACCAACGTCGCCGTAGTGCCCGCAGCAGAGATCCTGCAAGGCACCGGCTCCAGTGGAGTGTCATGCGCGTACTCCACCGAATACGTCAAGTTCTTGTTGGACGAACAAACACAACCGATGCCCACGCTAAAGGGCGTTAGCGTGGTATCCAACGGAATCCACGCTGAGCGCGTCTGCGATCCAATCGTGATTGCAATTGGGCCAGCCATTGCTATCCTCCTTAGACGCGGCTATTAGCGCTCGTTAGCGATAAGAACGTGGTCGATGGTCATGCTACGGGCGTTAGTATCGCCGTTCATAACAGCGAACGTTAAGTTCTGAATCAAGTTGGGGAAATACGTCGCTGACGCGTCCATTTGCCAGATCTGCACATCATCCTTGAACACGTTCAGCTTGCTATTCCCGTCATACTCCCAACCCAGCGTGTACCACGTTGTGGCTGCGAACGTAAACAACGAAGTCTTGATCAGCTTGCCAGCAGCATCGTCCTTCTTAATAACGATATTCACCGCCGTCGAACCATCGTCCTTATAGAAGTAAATACCGTCCGTCACCGTTGCTGCAGTAAATGCAGCAGTATTGGTGATCTGCGTACCGGCAACGAAATCGCTTTGCGTGGCTTCGCTCATTTGAAAACGAATACGAAAATAACAACGCTTAGTAGCCGCTGGCATAAGCATTGCGGTTTTGAACTGAAACTGGTTGTTATCGTTTTCCGCACCCGCATTCGTAATCAGCAGGGCACCGCCATCAACGGCAGTATTTGCACGCGAACCCGCGCCGGTTTCTGTGATCGTCCAATCACCAGCAGCGTAGGTATGGAAATCGTTGAAGTAGAAATTCCACTTCGCAGGGTCCGGCAGGCCGAGGTTATAAACGTTCTCGCCAACGGACGTGTTGGTTACACCAGTTCTGAAATGTGTGGGCATGACATAGCTCCTTTAAGCTACACGGCTTACGCCGCATCAGTGTCCAAAGAAAAAACTGCTTTACATCGTATCTCCCAGTAAGCGGCCCCCGAAGGGGCCGCGTACCTTGTTTTACGAACTACCCGGCGAACCCCAAATTCCCAAAGGATCGCTCCACCCAAAGGAATACCTTTCCCTTGCTTTGTAACGCACGTTGCCCGTCTCGAAATCGCCTTCCATGGCGGTGGACATCTTCACCCGCGAGAAATGCTTCATTCCATTCGGGCAATCCGTCAGGAGGAACCAAGCGTTGGTATCCGTCAGGAAGTGGTTGACCGAAGTACCTTGCGGGATGACGTTCATCACCTTGATGGCGTTAACGTCGTTGTCAGCAGTGCCGGGCCGCATTTCCGAACCGAACAACCGCTTGGCTACGAACATCAACGACGGTGGAATCACCAGCTTGCGCGGGCGAGCAGCGATCAGCAGACCGCGTTCATCCGTCCAAGCCGCGATCTGAATAACAGCGGCTTCCACCGCAGTTTCATTCAGATCGATGCCAGCCGCAGGGCGGTTAGCGTTGGTACCGCCGTTCACCAACGGGTGGTTGGTTGCACACAGCGTAACGCCATCGCCGCCAAGAACCGCAGCAAAAGCATTGTTAGCCACCGATGCGCCCTTCACCTGCTTGGTGTAGGACATTGCACGGGCAAGGGCCTTGGTATACCGGGACGACAAACTGTCGTACAGGTTGTCCTCTACCGCCTCTTCCGTGATGGAAAAGCCCAGCGCCACCGTTTCGTGCGTGTACCGGGAGGTGTAAGCCTCGCCAGCCGTGTCGTACGTAACAGCTGCACCTTCGGACTTCACCGGCGCGGTCCCGAAGCCCGAAAGCTTCGTTTCTTCCTCAAAGGAACGCTCGGAACTTTCGGTCTCGAATAGCTCTTTCCACTCCTCGCCGTATCGCTTGTACTCCAAGCCGAAGAGCGCGTTGAGGCCGGGAAGCAACTCCTTCAGCAGTTGTGATCTAGAGATAGCCATGGTCGCTCCTTAGTGTCCGGTGTTGTAGCTGTAGGCGTGCGCGCCCGTGTTCCACCGAACAATGATGTCTGTGAAGGCATCGCCCGGAGCCGACAGGCCACCACCGAAGAGCGAGTTCTGGTTGACGATATCCACGATCCGGAGAGCGAGGGTATTCGTCGTAGCAGCGGTGCCGTTACAAGCCATCGTGCTATATCCAGTCAGCGCATTGCCGGTGAAAGTTACCAAGTCCGCGTTCAAGCCAATCTCCGCCTGTGTAATGGCGCTATTTGCCTGAACCATGAACAAGGCGAACGGATCCACCAGTACGCTAACCAGCACGTTCGTGTATCCCGCCGTAATGCAATTGAGGGGAACCGTAGTGCCGTTGAGCGTGTACTTCAGTGTTGGATCCGTGAACTGCACACCGATACACACGCCGCTGACGGTATTAGCGCTCAGCGTAGTGGCATCCGGAGTGGTATCGCAGCCATTGATCGCGCCTGCCACGCAGACCACCGGGGCAAACGTGTAAATAGCTACGTCGTTATCTGCAGTAAGTCGGAACTGCTGAACTGAATTAGCCCCGAAAGGGGACTGACCAGTCGCACCGACAGGCCGCAGGCCGTACGGAGAAGCAGTGCTAGCCATGTGAGGCCTCCATTATTTATCGCCGGAACCGAACCCGCGCCCCCGCGTCACGGACGTTGCTCTGTCCTTGAACAGCGGCATACGCGGATCATTGTTGCGCATGAAGTGGTTATCCACCGACTCCATCTGCGCGTTGGCTTGAGCAGCGTAGTACTCGTCACGCGCTCGTGCCCGTTCCGCAGACATCTTGCATAGCATCAGCCCACCGATCTCGATGTTGCCATCAGCGTTGGAGTTCGCATGCAGTTCCGGATAGTCCTCGGACTTGCATGGAATCCAACCCTCCCGGTACCGCTTCGACACGTTCGCCGGATCCGACTGCCCCATTACGTGTGTAGCAACGTAACGAAAGGCAACACCGGGTTCCGGATCAGGAAACGGCAGCAGCGAAGGCGGTGTATACGCTTCTAGCGCCCGTTGTTCCTTATCCCGTGCTTCCTGATCTCTACGTACGCGTTCAGCGGCCATGTTGAGTCTCCAGTAGGGCTACATGCTTTGCATACTCTTCGTTGGTTACACCCAGTTTTTTAGCTAGGTTAACTTGAGTCTGCGTAAGCGTTATCTTCTTAGCGCTGCTTGACCGAGACGTGGGTGCAACCACGTTGGCAGCGACCTTTCGGTGCGGCTGGGAAGCCGATGAAGGTTCTTCGCCATTAGTAGCAGCGAAGGCCTTTGGAAACGTCTGGCGAAGATCAGCGTCGAGGCGCTTGAAGTATTCGTCAGTGCGGGGGTCTACCCCCGATTCAACCAGTTCTTGGTGCAGACCAAGCGCGTAGGCTGTCATCGGCCTATTTACACCGAACCATCGGTTCCGCTGTTGCCAGCCGGTTACCTTTGGATCCGGTTGCACTTGCTCAGTACTTTGAGCATATACGCTTGTTTGTGCAGCTTGTCCAACGGGTTGCATCTGCATCGGCCTGAAATTCTCAGCCGCTACAAGCTCCAGTTGAGCTGCGGTAAGTTCTTGCTGCGCCGCAACAAGGGCGTCAGCATCGAAGGCTTCGTGCGCAGTTTTGTACTTCTGCTTGGCCATCTCCAGCTTGGCCGTTGCCGCTGCCTTAGCCGTACCTTGATACGCCTTTTCCCCAACACCGACGTACTCCTTCAGGCGCTTGTTCTCCTCCCAAACCGACTGCGTCATCCGCTCCGCTTCTTGCCGCTCCCGTAAAGCGACTTCCTTCGCCCGACGCTCGTCATGGCGAGCAAAACTCAGTTCTTTCAGGCGCTTCTGGACGTTTGCCGTATGCGTGGCTAATTCATCATCCGTAACGTCCGGAATGTATCTAGCGCCTTGACCAACCCTGCGGACTCGGTCCTCCTCAGGTACGTCATCGATTATTTCGACAGAAACATCTCCCTCGTCCTTGTCCGTTACCTCCAACGGTTGTTCCTGAGGCTTCTCCTCAGGCTTTGGTTCTGCCTCGTCGGGGAACTGGAACTCAGTTTTTTCTTGTACTTCAGCCATGACTATCTCCTAGGCGCGGGATATCCCACGGGGGTCGTTGATAACGGCTTCAACTTGATCGTCGTTTATCAAACGCATTTCCTTACCCCAGATCCGTACCCGCGTACCGGAATACTGGCGGCAAAGAACAAAATCCCCTTTTTTACAGTAAGGACCGTACGGATATTTCTTCTGGTCCATATATGCGTCCGGACCCAACTTCAAAACGAACAGCACTACCGTAGCCAAGCGCTCTTGATCGACGATCATCTCCGGACGGACGATGTTCGTTCCATCGAACTTGGCGTCAAACTCAGGAAGGGCACACAAAATCTTATATCCGACTGGATCGGGTAGCTGACGCCCCTTCTCCTCGTCGGTGTACTCCGGCACCTTCGCTTCTTCTACCGGCATGGGCTTATTCATTTTGTTGTGCCTGCTCCAATAATTCCGCAATGTATTCCTCAGCTATGTAAAGGCCACGTAGCACGCCGCAGGTGTAGCGGTAATCCTCCATCGTTTTCACGCGCCCGTTTGCTAGTTGGTCTGCCAAATCATTCATGTCTTTGCGGATTTTCTCCTTTATAAGCTCCGCAAACTTGTCAATCATTTTTTCTCCAGTGGTTTAGGTTGCTGTGCCTTGGCTCGGGCAGCGGCATCTGCCATTTTCTTTTTAGCAGCCATGTCCGCCGTGTGTTTTTCCTCACGTAGCTTAATGTCTTGCCTGTGCTTCTCCTCTGTAATGGATATCTGACGGTTCTTGGCGGTCAACTCCAGCGACGTGCGCGTAGCCTCGCCCGCACGGGCCATGCTCTGCTTGCGCTTCTCATACTCCGCAGCACTGCGTTCCTTACCCAGCTTGATGCCAAGATTTACGCCATCAGTCTCCTGCTTATGGCGGAACTGCTGGCCTTTTAGATCGATCTCGTTCTGCACTTTCTTCTCGTTCAACATCATCTCATGCTGTAGCGTTGCTGGATCCACACCCTTAGCCTGTGCGTCGATGGTGAGCTTTGTTTCCTCCAAGCGCACGTCCTGCTGGTCCTTCCAGCTCTTACGCTGGATCTCGGCCTTGGCGTTCTCCTGCTCCATCCTCTGGGCCACCAACACCGGATCCTGTGCGTTCTGCTGGGCCTGCTGTTGGGCGACGACCTGCTTGCTTTGATCAAGCACCATCGGAGCGGCTTGCGCGAGCATCTTGGACAGCTGCAGCTCGATATGCTCCGGCATGTTGTCGTCTTTGTTGATAACCGGCAAGGGCAACCCCATAGCTTTCTGCATTTTCACGCGATATGCAAATCCCACATGTTCTGCGATGTGGGCAGTACCCGAAGCCATGATCTTCTGCGCCTGCGGATTCTGCCCGATCAGCTGCTGAATCAGGGGGTCGATCATGGCCGCTTGGTGCACCCGGATATGGGATTCGTGGTCCTGCCAGTGGAAGGCCCGTACCGGCTTGCCGATCAGGATGTTCTGGTTCTCCTGAACAGGGTCAACTATTTTGATGTCTTCTTCGGTGGGAATAAGCTTGCCAACGTTTTTGATACCCAACACCGTAAGCATCTGACGATGTAGCTCAGGTTGATCATAAATCTGCGGTGCAAGCCCCGCCAGTTGGATAGCGGCTTGGTACTGTACAACCCGCTGCGACATCGTGGCCGCGTTCGGATCAGAAACTGGAATGATGCTGACGTAACTGTAGTCAACGAGCTTAGCTTTCCTACCCAGCGGCGCATCGACTTCATACGCATAGTCATCTCCTTCCTGTGCACCTTCCTTGATCAAGTCCGCCAGCAGCCGCAGCTCCTGCTTGAAGGAGAAGTGCACCCGCGCCTGCACCGCCGTCATGGTGCGCAGCTGCCGCTCCAAGATCGCCAGTGTCGTACCCACTGGCGCTTGGCTGCTCATGTCCGTGATCTTCAGATCATTGGTCGCAGCGAAGCGTCGGGCTTCCTCCACGATGTTGAGCAGCAGGTTGTAAAGGGTGGCGCTCGGCTCCTTGTACGGCAGCGGCAGGATGTTGTCGCGGATGGTTCCACTACCTACGTCTACGTCCCTGAACTCGCCCGGCGATACCGGCTGGTCGTCGCCCTTAATGCGCAGTCCCTTGGATTTCAAACCCCCCGGCAGGTTGGACAGCGTCCCCGCGTCCACCAGTTGTCGCATGATCGAGGTGGCTGACTGCGCAAAGCCCCCCAGAAGATGGAACAGTCCGAAGCCATAGGCCCCATAGCCGGGGATGTAGTTGTACTGCACGAAGTGCAGGCGCTTATGCTTCTCCGGATCACCTTCCTTCCAGTTGCGCCGGATGGAGAGAACGATGTTTGTATTCTCCAGCACCGTAACGATGTACGGCTCCCCGGCCTCAGTGAATATATCTCCACTGCTTCCACCCAGCTCCTTCTCCTCCTTCTCCCCCTCCTCGAAATCAAGGTCCATATCCACCGATACCTCATAGACCGTGTAACGGGTGTCGATGACCGGGCTGACGCCTACTTCCTTGTCCTTTTTCTTTTGGATGTCCTCCGGATACACCGGAGCAGGCTCGCCAACCTCTACGTCCCGCCAGAAGCCCGACTCCTTGATCTTGTTCATCTCCAGCTTAGTCTTCTTCATACGATGCGCGATGCGCTCGCACGTAAGTAGATCCGACGTGCCGTAGGGAATGATCACGTCCTCAGCTGGAACAAACGACGAAGTTGGGCGTTTGAGGATGGGGCACTCGTATACCTTCTTGAAGCCGCAGCCCGCGCTTGGCAAGTTCCACATCAACCGCTCATGGTCGGGCCGGAACTCAGGCATGTTCTCCATCACTTGCCAGTTCAGGTCATCTTCCACCCGCTCAGAGGCCTTCTGCTTCTCCTCGGTAATCTTGCCGATGATGGTGGTCTTCACCGGCCCCTTGGCCGGGAACGTTTCCATGATGGTGTCGGACTGGAAGCGGATCACCGCCTCCGTAATCATGGGGTGGAACACTCCACACGCCCCCTGCCACGGGTCAGTACGCATCTCGTACTTGAGGCCCAGCAGGTTGATGCCGTCCATGTACATCTTCTCCCAGTCCTGCCGGGCACGGATGTCATCCCGAACATCAAGCAGCAGTGTTGCTGCTATGCTTTGAAGCTGACCTTCATCGATCTCGTCTGCAAGGTTGCGGTAGAAGTCCGCCTCCGGCGCAGCTTCCTCCTGCACCTCCTCCCCTTCAATCTGGATCTCCACCTCTAGCGTAGGTTCGTTCTCCGTACCCGCAGCGATACCCAGCGGGGCCTCGTACAGTGCTTTGTCCACATTCACGGCCATAATGTCTCCTAGTACAGCCCAAACGCTCTAGCGTAAGACAGCCCCTGTATAGCGCCTAACAGCGAACACCACATGTAATACGTAATAACTTCCATCCCAAGCTGGATGGCGTCATCTGACACCCACAGCTGGAACTCCTGCCACGCCGTGAGCTTCATCACCGCCATTTGGCTGCTCCTTTAGCTCGCTTGCCACGCCACCCTTTGTTCTCGCGCAGGGGGACGATCCTGATGTTTGTTTTGCTGTTGCCGCCACCGGCATCCAAGGACTTCACATGCTCCACTGACTTGTCGCTGCCCGGAGTGATTTGCCCAGACTTGACCGCCGCACGCCATGCGCGCTTCTGCAGCATATTCCTACGCCGCATCTCCGGCTGTTCGTTGTA